GGATCGGGTAGAAGCCGGCGAGCTGCAGGCTGTCAGGATCGACCCGAAACACCATGCCGGCGGCGTCCTTGCAAAACCAGATGATGCGGCGCTCGGTGCGGTCCCAAATCTCCCACAGCATCGCCTTCTTGATCTTGTCGCCGAGCTTGTTGGCGGTCTTCATCGCGCCGCCGCCGCCGGGCGGTGACTGGGCGGCGCTCTCGTCGGTCCATTTGAACAGCTCGCCGAGCCGATTGGCGGCCTTGAGCGCGTCGTATTGCTTGGACCCGGCAAACTCCTTTTCGAGGTCCTGCCGGGTGAACAGATGGCGGAACGCAATCCAGTTCATGTCGGCGGTGGCGCGCACCGGATCGACCAGCAAATCCTCCCAGTAAACATACTCGTCGTCGACCTCCTCCCAGACCTTGATCTCGTGCGTTTGCGGCTCGCCGGTCTGGGGGTGCATGAGCTGGCCGCCGCCGACCGGATCGGGGGTCGGCACGGTTTTCATCTGCGGCTTCCAGCGCACGCGGCAACAGCCGCGCCCCGGCAGCAGCACGTCCTTGATCGCCGCTTTGATCGCCTCGTCGCTGTGCTCATCATCGACCACGATCTCCAGCGCCTTTTCCATGACGCTGGCGGCGGTTTCGATGACCGACTGTCTCGGCTGCGGCGGCATCGGGGGCGGCATCGGCGGCCCCATCATCATCGGCGGCGGCATCATGCCAGCGCCGGGCGGCACCATGATCGGCGCACCGGGCGGCGGCCCACCGACAGGCTCAGGGCCCATCGGCGGGGCCCCTGCCGGCGGCGCGAGGGGTGGACCGCCAGCAAGAGGCGGCCCGCCGGGCGGGGGTGGAGGAGGAGGACCGGCCGGCGGGCCCATGGGTGGCGCAGCGATGCCGGGAGGGGGCCCGCTCGGCATCATCGGCTGCGCCACTTTCGTGAAACGGCTGCGCACCACCGGCTGCGGCGGCTTCTGATAGATCGCCGGCAGCATGACCTCGGTGTTCGCGTACAAAATGTTAAACGTGATGTTGCCGGGGGCCCACTTGTTGCCGCGCGCCGGCCGCGTCTCGTTGCGGTAAATTTGCACGATCTCGCGGGCCCGCCTGCGCCAATCCTGCTCGGCGCGCTCGGCGTCGTTGAGGCAGTCCAGCCAATAGCTTTTGTCGATGCCCTCGGCGTCGTAGCTATCGCCGTTGCCTTCCTCGCCGGCCGGCTGCTGATCGGGGCGGCCGGGCGGTGACGGAGCGACAGGCGGCGGGTTGAGGTCGGCGTCCTGAGCGGCCATGTCAGTCCCTCAATTCGTTGAGCTTGAAGGCATTCGCGACGAGGTACGGATTGCGGTCGATGCGCCGGGCGGTGCTGGCGAAATAGGGCCGCGACAGGCAGGCATATCGGGTCTCGTCAACGGCATGGTCCTCGCCATCGGTGTCGAGGTCCTCGGGCCGGATGGCGTCGTGCTGCATCAGCGGCAGCGTGCGGATGAGATCGCGGCACGTCTCGAACATGAACAGCATCGGGCGGCCATCGGCGTCGCCCTTGAGCCGGGTGCGGAGCTGATCCCAGCCGCCCATGCGCTTGTCGCGGGTGGTGCGGCTGTTGTCGGCGCGGCGGAAGAACGCGCCGTGCCGCTGCAGGGTCTCGCCAATCGACGGGCCTGAGATCACCGCATAGGCCGCCGGGTCGAGCACGCCATAGGCGACCTTCTCGCGATAGCCGAACTCGGTTTCACGTGTGACGATGCCGGCGGCCACGTCCTCGGCCGGCATCTTGAGGCCCACGTTCGGCTGGCCGCTCTTGTTGCCGTACCACTCGCGGTAACGGATGATCGCGCCGCGCGGGATCACCGCGCCGTTGTGGTCGAGATCATCCTGACAGACCGCCCACCAGCCGATGGAGAACGGCTTGGCCGAGCCCCAGTCGGCTGAGCGGAAGCGGGTCCACCAATCGGGAATTTTGAACGGCTGGATCACATGCCGGGCGGTCGAAAATTCGGGGAAGAACGCGCCTTCGATGACGTTCCAGTCGCCCTCAAGCCACGCCCTGACGAGCTGCGGCGAGCCGGCCGCCTTGAGCTTGTTGACGTAGCCGGGGTCGTTCTCCAGCAGCTTCGGATTGTCGGTCAACCGGGACGGGATGAACACGCGGCTCAAGCCCGTCTCCTCGTCGGTGACGATGTTGTAAGGGCCGAGGTCGATGGCCCACTGCTTGACCCAGTGATGGCCGGGCCCGCCGGGGTTGCAGGTGGCGCGGAATTGACAGGGCACGCCCTTGGCCGAGCGCAGGGTGGCGAATAGCTTGAAAATCGGGCCGGGCTGCGCGTATTGCGTCAGCTCCTCGGCATAGACGCGGGTGAGCGACCAGCCCTGATAGTTCATCGCGTCCTGATCGCTTTCGAGATAGGCGCAGGTGAGCTTGCCGCCGTTTTGCATGTGGAAGTAACCGCCCTTTTCCTTCCACTGGGCGGCGGCCCCGAACATCTCCATTCCGGCGGCGATGGTGTCGCGCAAATCCTCGCGCGTCTTGCGCACCATCAGCCCCTTCGCATCGGGCCCATAGTCCTCGGAATGTATCCACCACTCGCCGAGCGAGCCGTGCGTTTTGCCGCCGCCGCGCGCCCCGCCGAAAACCACCACGTCGCATGGGCAGACCACGAACGCCTGCTGCGGCCCGGCCTGCGGCACGAAGCCCGGCTCGACGGTTTGGGCGCGCGCGTTCATGCCGCCACCCGCGCCCGCTGACGGGCGATCTGATCGAAGGTTGAGGTGGTGCCGGCGAGCGTCGCCTTGCGCCCGGTGAACGCCTCCCAGCGCCGCACCGCGACGTCAACATAGGCCGGATCGAGGTCGAGCGTCAGCGCCACCCGGTCGACCATCTCGGCGGCGATCAGGGTGGTGCCTGAGCCGACAAACGGATCATAGACCGGGTCGCCCGGCGCTGAGCTGTTGAGCATCGGCCGGCGCATACACTCGACCGGCTTCTGGGTGCCGTGCCCGGTCTTTTCGTTGCCGGCGTCGCGGTTGCGGCCGGCCGGGTTCATCCCTTGAATATCCCAGACCGTCGACTGCGTGCGGTCGCCATGCCAGCCGGCCTTCGCGCCCTTGCGCACGGCGTACCAGCACGGCTCGTGGTGCCAATGATCTGGGCGCGGGCGACGAAGCCGTTCGCCATCAGCCCGGCCTCGACCTCGCCGGTTTTGAGCGAGGCGTGCCAGACGTAGGCGACCGCGCCGGGGAACAGGGTCCAAGCCTCGGACCAGTCGGCCTGCTGGTCGTTGGCGACCGCGCCGCGCATCTTCGTCTTACCGTCGCCAAACTGGCCGCCGGCCTCATCGCGCCATGTCGGGTCGTAGCTGACGCCATAGGGCGGGTCGGTCACCATCAGATGCGGCCGCGCGCCGTCGAGCAGGCGCTCGACATCGGCCTTCGCGGTGGCATCGCCGCACAGCAGCCGGTGCCGGCCGCATTGCCACAGATCGCCGCGCTCGGTGACCGGATCGGCCGGCAGCTCGGGCGCGTCATCCGGGTCGGTCAAGCCGGCCTTGCCCTCGCCGATCAGCAGCCGCTCGATCTCGCTCTCGGCGAGGCCGGTCAAAATCCGCATTTCCTCGGTGAGGTCGGCCAGCTCAAGGCCGAGCAGCGCGGCATCCCACGACGCATTGAGGGCGATCTGGTTGTCGGCGATGCGGTAAGCCTTGATCTGCTCAGGCGTCCAGCCGCGCGCCACGATCACCGGATAGTCGGGCCACCCGTTGAACTCGGCCGCCAAGATGCGGCCATGCCCGGCGATGATCTCGTCGCGCTCATCGACCAGCGCCGGCCACACCACGCCGAACGCCTTCATCGACGCGGCGATCTGTTTGACTTGCGCCCGGTCGTGCAGCCGGGTGTTGCGGGCGTAGGGGATGAGGCTCGCCAGCGGGCGGCGCTCGGGGATGCTGTCGGCGGGCCACGCGGTCACTGCAGCTTGCCCGGCGGCTTGGCGTTGATCTCAGCGGGCGGCGGCGGCGCGAACTTTTTCTTCCACTCGTCCATCGACATTTTCTTGTCGTCGCCGGGGGTGCGCATCGGCCGGCGCACGGTGGTCTCGACCTCGGCCTTTTCGATCACCAGACCGAGCAGCTTGGCCTTGCCCATCACCGCGCCGACGCCGGCCGATGGCTGCTTGGTGGCCAGCGACAGCTTGAACATGAGGTCCAGCTCCTCGACCAGTTTGTCGATGGTGACGTCGATGCGCTTGGCCTGCCGCTCAAGCAGCTCGGCGACGCGGGCCCTGATCTCGGGCCGATTGGCGGCCTTGG